TTCCAAGATTATTAACTGTTACAGTTGCAATTCCAGAAGAAGTTGCAACCGCACTAATTGCAGATCCTACAAAATTAACTGTAGTAATAATTCCAACTCCACCAGCAGGAATTACTACACCTTCATCTTTAATTGTAATACCATTTTGAAGTGATCCGATTATTACAGTCGCAACACCAACTTCACTACCACCTACTGTTTGTTTTGTTTCATATACAGTGACTGCAGATCCTACAAAATTTACAATTGTAATTGATCCTGCAAATCCTACAGGTGTAACTCCTTCATCCTGAACAGTAATTCCATTAACTGTTCCGCTAGGAGAAACTGGACCCCAATAACGATTTCCTGCAACATCACTATACAAAACATAATTATTGTTTTCAGGAAGATTTAAATTTGGTTCTGATTGACTTGCATCAATCCATTGATATCTATCAGTAGATAATCCAGAAAAACTAGTGATTCCAACTCTACCAGAAAGAAGTCTTGCCATTACTTAGCATTCTCCAGTATACTAATAATACATTTCATAGTATTATTCAAATCACCTTGAATTTTCAAAATGTCTCCGGTTTCCAGAACCAATCTTCCATCAATAAATGACATCGAATCTTGAGAAGGTATTCTTCCGAGCTGAATAATTTGTGTATCCGATTGATTTCTACTGTGAAAAACAGTAAATGAAGTTACAGAACTTCCGGTTCCTACATTTGCAACATTTCCATATATGATGAGCGAAGCAACACCAGGAGGACAAGTATAAATTCCTACACTACTTGTCGTAAGAGTATGTGTAATTGTTCTAAATTTATTTAATGGAATTGCAGCCATTTTTTATTGTGCTCCTAATGCAATAATGAGTGGTGTTAGAGTTGCCTGAATGCTTTTATTGAAAGCATCTCCGGTAATTGTTCCTGTTTGTTGATTAATTGTAAATCCATCACCAATTCTAAAATTTCCCTTTTCATCTGTTGAAGTATATACTACTTTTCCACCATTTTCAGATACAACCATGTTTGCGGGAATTGACACACCTCCAAAGGATGGAAATGCAGTTGAAATAGTTACTCCAGATCCAACATATTCAAAAGTATACGATGATGCAAGAATTAATGATTGTTTAGCAAAAGGAATTGTGGATCCAATACCAATATTTGATGGTAAATTTTGATCCAGAGTGATTGTGGATACTCCTGCAGTAGGAGTTGTAGCACTATTTATAGTGAAATATGTTGGACCAATTTCTGCTGTTGCGGTTGCCGTAATTCCAGAAAGTGGAGAAGCAATACTAATACTTGGTGCAGATCTATATTGATTTCCATTTGAAATTAAATCTACAGAAGTAACAGATCCAAATCCACTTACAACAGCAACTCCTTCTGCAGTAATTCCATTTGGTCCTGATGGAGAACCAATTATAACTCTCGGAGGATTTGCAGAAGTATATCCGGATCCCGGAGAAGTTATATTTACACGAATAACTTGATTAAATAATTCGCCAATATAAAGTGCTTGTCCTGCAAATGGTCGTTTTGAACCAAGATTTGAAACCGTAATTACATTATCTTCAAAAACTGCGGTTTGTGTAAGAATTCCTGTATAATGAACTGTTCCGACACCAGAAGCAATTAATCCAATATTGCCAAAAGATGCATTCGAATTGTTTAGATCACAAGATCCACCAGAATAACAAGAAATTGCACGATCACAGCAAATTGTAAAAATAGAAACTAATTGAGCATATCCATCATTTGTAATTGATACTCCGATTCCACCTTGATTATACTGCGTATAACTATCACAAACCATGGATTTAGTTCCATCAGCATGATTTCCATTAATATTCATTCCAATACTCTTTGGAACAAAATTAGTACAATTTCTTATGTATGGAGATTGTGTAATTATTCCCGTATTTGATGCTGGATTAAATGCAATCATCGATCCGGTATTTGCCGCACCAACAAATGACATGTTTTGTAATAAATTGCCATTATCCACATAAAATAAATCATGTCCAACATTCTTCGGAATAATTTGAGTATTTCTTAAATCGTCCCCATCAATTGTTACGTTTTTGGGAATAATAATTGGATTATTTTCTGGATATACTCCTCCAGTAATACGAATTACATTTCCTGCAGTAGCAATTCCACATGCAGATTTTACAGTTCTTTTTGCAGATGTAGTACTTTTACCATCATTCGAATCATTTCCATCCTGAGCAACAAAAATAACATTATATTCTGAGGATGCAACGCTTACCCAAGAAAGTTCTCCGTTTGAATTTGTACTTAAAACTGATTTTGCAAGTCCTACAGTTCCAGCAGCATCTAAAAATGTTCCACCAATTTGAACAAATCCATTACGACTATCATCTCTAGGTCTTTTAATTTGAAAAAGATACTCAGGGAATGATGTTCCAATACCTACACGATTTGTAACATCATTATAGTATAATTGATTTGCTCCTCCAAACTTTCCATCAGTTTTTCGATATTGAACTTGAAAGTCTGTACCTGCTGCATTGACTTGAATTTCTGCAAGATCTGTCCAAGAAACAGCAGTTCCGACTGATTTTAATACTTGCCCAAGTGTGCCAGAACTATTATTTACATCATATACTTCTTCATAAAATTGAACCGTACCACGAAAATCTGCTTCTCTTACTGGTTGAGTACTTCCAATACCAATTGCACCTGCTGAAATTACACCATCAAAATTTGCCGTACCAGAAACATCTAAAACATATACAGGATTAGTTTTTCCTACACCAGTTTTATTTGTATCTGCATTTACATAAAGAGCTTGAGAACCTACTTCGAGACCCTTTTCTACGGCAAAATTTTTATTTACTGATGCCATTTATTTACATTTTTAAGTATTTAGGCATTCGCAAAAATGATATAATTCATTGCAATTGTTGGTTGAACATTGTTCATTGGAAAACTTGAACCATTATTATTAATAGTTACACTTACACTTGGATTCCAATTATTAGGATTTTGTGTAGTCACAATCTTATTACTTCCGGTGTCTAATGCAAAATCTCCGGATCCACTATTTGCATTATCTCCTAGTAGTATGTTATGAGTATGATTCATATTACTCAAACTAGCACTATTTGGGTGAGCATGTTGTGCAAGTTCATTTACAGATTGAACATGATCCTGTTCTCCACCAACAACTCCTGGTGCATTATAATTCGTTGTTTGTGAAGAGTTTGCAACTCGTCCATGCAATCGATTTGCTGCGGATCCTCCCATATTATCAGGAGCAGCAATAACTCTACCTCGAAGATCGGGAACATTGAACGTTGTGGTGCCATCTCCTGCACCATAAGTCGTTCCAATTGAATTGAACAGAGCTGCATAAGTTATTCTTGAAATTGCTTGTCCAGAGCACAATAGATATCCTGCAGGAGCAGTTGTTCCTGCGAATGGCATTACCATACCAACAGGCAATAAAGGATTTCCATTTACATAATAAGTATTTCCTGCACCGATATTCACACCTGCAGTAGAAGTTGTGAATCCAGTAATAGAAAGATTTCCACTAAATGTACTTACTCCAGTAATAAAAAGATTTCCACTAAATGTACTTACTCCAACAACTTGAAGGGAATACTGATCCGCACAATAAGTGACTCCCACACCAATTTTATCAAATACATAATGATCACTTGAACATTCATGGGAAATCTTACCCCAACGTTTCCAACGATTTGCTGTGTTTGCTTCGTTTGTTTTTACCCAACCAATATATCCACCCCGAGTGAAAGTAGTTCTGAACAAAATATTATCATTTGCACTTGTTGGACAAGCATTATTATTTTGAATTCCAACATATACCGTTTGAGAAATGTCTCCACTACGATTTCCTTTGAGAGCAAGATCAACAACTTCAGTATTTCCTTTACTGTAGAGATTATTATTGACAGTCAGATCATCATATACTGCACTATTATTTGTTGTTATGACTTCTTCTTGAACGGTTTCAATTTGTTCAGTTAGTGCAATTTCTTCTCCTGTGGTTGCATCAAATTTCTTACGACCAATGAAAAATTCTCCATTTGAATTCATTCCAGTATAAACAACCAATCCACCTCTGGTAGATAATGATTGAGAAAGTAATTCTTCGTCAAAAGATAGTCTACGATCTTGATTCGATGGCATTGCAGTCGAATAATTTCCAGGACCAAATCCAAGATATTCGAAAGTATGACCGGAAGCACGAAGAATTGAATATCTGCGATTTTCTACAGGAAGTACACGAATTTTTCTTACTGAAGTATTTTCTAAATGTTGAGTCGCATTCGTTCCTAATAAACCACGAAGACATTGTGAAATATCATTATTTGTAATTCTTACAATCTCGTTTTCGATGAGTAAGAAATCTCCACGACGGAACATTAGATTATTTGACAACGATAATGATGTGGTTGTTGTTGTCATTCCAGAAATTAATCTATCAGTCACTCCACCATAGATTGGAATTCTTCGATCCTTTGATCGAATTCCTATTCCAGTTCCATGAGCCGTGGCAATACCAGTAAATGCGGGGGCATTTGTCGTAATTCCAATATTTACAAGTAAGGAAGATCCATATCCTACTCGATCACCAATAAAGAAAGTTCCATTATAGACAGTAGAAAATCCTGTACATCCATTAATTACAATTTGATCTCCAGATCTCAATCCAATATCAGATTTTAATAAAACAGTGGCAATTCCACTTAGAGCATCATGTTTTATATCTACAATATTTGTCGATATTCCAACATGAAAAATATATCCTCCTGCGGTAGATACTCCAGAAGCGGATCCGGTATAAGAAATTTGTTTTGGTCCGGGAATTGTTTTAATTCGATAAGTTCCATTATAAGAAGTACTTCCGACACCAACAACTTGAATTGCATCTCCAATCGAACTATAAATTGTATTAACTCGAATTGTGCATAAAGTTGGAGATCCATATGTTGGAACATTTCTAAGTGTAAGAACATCATTTACCCTATATCCTGATCCTCTATCAATTAAATTGATTAATGTAATTTGTCCTGCAGCATTAACTGTAATATCTGCAGTCGCACCTGTTCCGGATCCACCTGTAAAATTTACATTATAATAAAATTCAGCAGATCCGGAATTTCTTCCATTTGAAGATCCAGAATTGGTTATAGTAAAAGTTTGTATTGAATTTAGATTATGCTCTACATTCGTATCAAGAGTAAGAGTAGTTCCAGAAAAAGAAGCTCCAGTAATACCAATACCAATGCCGGTTTGTGCAAAAAATTCATTTAGTGTTTCTCTAGTTACACTTAACTTACTATCATTTGTTTCTACTTTACCGATAATATTTCGAACAGCATAACTTGTTGCGGATGAGGGATCATCATTCGGATTATCCAGATCAATTGATGGATAAAAATTATCCAAATTTTGAGAAAATCTATTTCGAGATGTTGAGAATGGAGAAACCTCAGGGGTATAAATGAATGCATTTATGCCCAAATCATATATTCCATCTTGAATATTTGACTTATATTCTTGAATTGTCTGCTGATTATATATCTGAAAAGCTGGACCAAAATCTTTTCTTGAAAAATAAGGACTGTCAGTTCTTCCAGAACCGACTACAGATATATCTTCAAATGTATATGGAGCCTTTGATGCAACTGTAGAAATTGATCCAGGATTTGTGCTTAGTCCAATTCTAAATGTTTTACTATCATCAATTTTAAGTACATCAAAAAGTCCATTGAATCCAAGATTATTTGATCCAATTACATTGACTGTACTCTTCAGACGCTTAATTGAAACTAAATTTCCAACTTTTAGATTATGTGGATATTGTGTAGTAATAATACCAACATTCGAATTCCAAGAAGCATTAATAATATTTGTATTTGTTCTTAGATTGGTGACAGAAGTTATATTTGTCGAATCATTTTGATAAATCGTATCATCAATTTCGGAACTACTTTCCTGTAAAATATATCCATTTGCTGGTGGTGTTGCATTTAATGCATTTTCAGGAATTGCATAACGTAAACGATAAATTTTTCTCGAATCAGTTCTAATGTCTGGAGTTCTTCGAATTGTTGTGTTTGATGTTTTTGGAGTAATTTTTGCTTGATTTATTGCAATTGCAGATCGAAGAGAATTACTTACTCCGACTCCAATATACCATCCAGTACCATCAAATTGAATTGGATGTCCTGGTTCTCCTGGTAATTTGTCAGAAACATTTGAAACAATTTTTATTTTTCCACCAAGATTATTAATACCTACAATTTCATCTCCAGAGAGAGCATTATTGAAAGTAGTTGCAAGTTGAATTTGATCTGGATTTAATCCATTTGTAATTGCATAATAAATTTTTCGATATTCGATGCCATCCGGAATACTACCATTCTCAGAAACAATACGAACAGATTCTCCATTATTAAGTCTATGTGAAGTTTCGAGTGTAAAAGTATTTCCAGTAATTGAATTAATTCCAGAAGATCTTCCAACAAAATATTCCTTTCTTGCGGATATTCGTAAATTAGGATTTGATTGAGGAACCGGCATCAAAATTGGTGCTTCATAAACGATATTATTAATTTCACAATAAAGATTATCTCCTACTCTATTTCCAACAATATAACCAGATATTGACCTTGGTGGAACAGTATCCTTTTGATTATATCCATAAAGATATAATTTAGTATCAGTTGCTACTCCTGCAGTCGCATTTACATCCAATGCAAGATAATTAATATTTGTTTCTTTTGACGTATTCTTTTGAGGAGGAACAATATCTGTAATATACCCATAATCATCTCGAAGAAATGCATCTCCTCTAAATCTGTCAGATTCTAATGCTTTTGCTCCAAAATTAGAGTTTGAGTTTGTGATGGACATGTCTCCACCATTTTCAGCAACAAAGTGCTGTGCATATCCAATTGCAAACACAGAAACTGCTTGAATCAATCCAGAATTGGATACTTTTATGTGAAAGTTTTGCCAATCCGGCTTATGTTTTGCAAGACTATTTGTATGAAGTGAAATTGAGGATCCAAGAGTTGTTTGATCCTCCCATACTCCTGTAGTTGTATTATATTTGACATATGCATTATCATCTTTATTCAAAGAAATGCCAGTAAATTGCGCGACAACCATAGACTTAAATCCGGTTGCCTTATCTCCATCAGCCCACATTCCATTCAATCCATATACCGAACGAACAGAACAATTGAAAACATATGGAGAAGCAGAAGATACACTATCACTTTCAACAAATACTCTTGGATTTTTTCCACTCAAATCTGGAGTTGCAGTAGATGTTGGAGATGTTGCTCTTTGATATGTAAAATTTGTTTCGGAAGTTACTTGTGCGACTACCCAACTTCCGTCATATTCCGGATTATCAACTCCTGTAATTAAAATAGGAGTTCCTACAGAAAGATTATGATTTGTTCTTGTAACAACAGTAACAATTGAAGTTGCAACAGAATCAGTTGGATTTGTTCCGGAATAGATGTCTTCAATTAAGATATCTCCAATTTGAGACAATGCTCCAACAATTCGATATTCATCAACAACTGCTTCAAAATCAGTGTTTGTAGGATAATCCGGAAGTGCTCTACCAGAATTAACACCATAAGCTAAAGATAGCTTATGGTAATACATATCAAGATCAGTATTTCCTTTTCCAGGAACTATATTAACTCCATCTGCATATTCAAAGCAAGTTAGTTTATGGTGAGAATAATTAGGAGAATAGACACTAGTAGTATAATCTCGATAAACTCGATCATTTGGATCTGCATCAAAAAAACTAAATCCAAAAAACCAACACGTTCCAGTTACTCTAAAAATTGCAGATCTTTGAATATTTGAATTTCCTGGTTCGGGAACATATTTTGGACGAATTTTTGTTTTTCTTAAATCTTGTCCAACAACAGAAGTTCCTCTTGGTAAAATTACGCCACCATGAATTGAATTGAATTTCCAAAGAACATTATTTGGATCATTAATATCAAAATTAGTTCCTACAGACAATTGATCAATTGTTGCAGAAGAACCATTAATATCTGTTAAATTTCCTCCAGTATCAATGGCAAGTCCCGGACGATTATCAATATAATGAATTCCAGGTGCAACAAAGATTGTTGTTTTATCAATCTTATCGTTATTTTTTCCTAACTGATATGAAAATCTTGCAGATTCAAGTAAAGCCCTTTGGATTGTCTTAAATGGACGAGTCCTTGAATTTCCTTGATTATTAATATCGTCTGTAGCATCAAGTTCTGAAGGATTAACATAAATTACGTTTCCTTGAACATCTTTGAGAAAATTTTCTAATCTACTTAATGGCATTGACTATAAATACAGACACCTTCTTCACTATATTTATACTATGCCACTTGGTTCAAAAACTCAGTACTTGATTGCATCATATAAAAGATCTATTGCTCAAGATTTGGAGCAAAAAAAGCAATTAGATCAAACAATTTCCGGACTTATAATTCAAACAGATTCAAATTCAGATCCACAATATATTCTTGAAGGTGTAAATGAACAGATCTTAAAATTCAATCCTTCCATCAACGGACTTGATCATAAAATTTTAGAATTAAATACAAACATTCAAAAATTACAATCTCAAATTATTGGTCTTGGGGTATCCGCAAATTTATTTGGATGCCCAGGAATAATTACAGGAATTACTACCATCACAAGAGACGATATAACTTTACATTCTTGGCAATTTACTTCTCCAAATCCATTTTCAAAAACAACACAACTTCTTACATCCAATACAATTGGTATTGGAACATATAATCAAATTTCATCTACAGTTGCAATTGGAACATATTATACGTTTGATACAGATATCATTTGCACCGGATATGCAGCATCAATTAGTACTCTTGAAAATCAAATTACACCGCTACAGACACAAAGAAATTCTTTAATAACTCAAGTTAATCTTCTCAAAGAGGCAAGATCTTCTTGGGAATTGCAAAGATATTCATATCAGACTGCAAAGATGCAACTTGATGCTCAAATTAGTAAAAAATCAGAAATTATTTCTGTTTTTGAAAATTCAAATAATCAGCAGTATTTTTTTGAATAAACTATTTGATCAAACTTCAACCTCTTCTACAATACAATATCTTTGATACTGCCACTTAGATTTTTCGATTGCAATTTCTGCAAGTTCCGAATTTTTAAATTTTTTTGCAAATTTTGGATCATCCAGAAAAATTTGATTTGTAATTGATTTCAAATAAGAAGTTTGTCCGTCGATTTCCAATTTAACTCTATATGCCATTTTTATAAAAATTTTTTTCAATTTTATTTAGTAAATACCCGTGATCGGATTCGAACCGATACTGGAAGGATTTTAAGTCCTCTGTCTCTGCCATTGGACTACACGGGCAATGCTCGTTGTGAGAATTGAACTCACCTCGGATCGATTATGAGTCGATTGCATTCACCAGATTGCTAAACGAGCATTCGTTATTCGCAAATAACGAATGCGAGTGAGTGGATTCGAACCACTTCAAAGCCGCTAATCTGGCGGAAAGAGTTTATAAAACTCCTCTGACTACCAAGTCTCACTCGCATTTACCTTGGATTATTTCTTTGCCAGGGTCTTCTTTTTGAATTATTTTTTGGAGAATCAAATTTGAATTTATTATTTTCTTTACATCTTTTAAGGTGAGATCCAAATTCAATTCTATTTCCAAGAATATGCCCACAATATGGACATCTAATTTGTGCCATATGTAATTCGACTTGGTATACTAGATTTAGCAAATTCTAGTATACCAATAAATTGCTCCGAAGTATCACAACTTATGGTTTCATAAGATCCATCCGAACCATATAAGTAAAAACACTTTTTCTCAATATGTACTTTAAGATTGTCTACATATTCGTTTTGAAGATTTAGATTTGACATGAGATTTTGAATTACTTTGGTATTCTAGCACACTTAAGCAACGGTGTCAAGCCTGAAATTCGACAACAAGTTTATCCACATCAATTCGTTCACCTTGAACAAAATAGTAAGCATTAATTTTGCCACCACTTGAGTTTCTAATCACAATTTTTTGCCCCCATTCAATATGATCCACATACAATTCTTGATATACTCCAATTGAAGTTAATTGGACAGTCAGACTTGCAGGATCAACTAATTTTGACCAATAATCGGGAAGTTCAATAATTCCATCCACAGTCACAGTTCCACGAGTATATACTCCATTTTCTGGACCTTCAAGTGATCCATAACGTAATTTCATTCCCGGTTTTGTAGGATGATCAATTTCAAATGCTTTTGTAGATGCAGAAAATGCTCCAGCCACGTTCATATTTCCAAAATGTTGATAAAATGGTGCTGCTGATGTCATATAAACAGCCGAATCGTTTTGATTTGGTTGTGCGTTTATTTCTCCACCAACAGCTGCAGAAGCTCCAACTCTTGTCGATACTCCTATATCCATTATAGCACCAAGACTAAATGCTGCACCTATATGATTAGTAGATCCTATATGATTACTCAATCCAAAATTATTTACTAATCCATTATGATGAGTTGCTCCAGTCACATCTAAAGATAATCCAGGAATTGTAGCACTAAATGGTGGCAACGATGGTCCAACATTAACTACACCTCGTGCAAATCCAAGATTTGTCGGCATTCCAAAAAATGCTGGTCCCACACAGGCTAAAGTTCCAGAAAAAGGAATTGCTTTTTCATCCAAAGTAAGTTCAGAAGCATCCACTCTTGCTGGAATTTCTGGTCCAATATAAATTTTTTGTGCTGAAAATTCTGATGCGCTTGCCATTTTAGTTTAGAAGAAAATTGTTAATGATATTATCTGCAAACTCTTTCAATGAAGTTGGAAGAAGTTTTGATTTTGGTTCGATAAGACGAATTGGTTGTCCTCGAATAAATGTCCATCCTTGAGATGCTAATACTAATTTACTATCAGAAAAAACACCAACCAAAGTTCCTAATATTTTTACATTATTGCTCGCATCCACTCTATAGTCATGTCCAACATTTGCAATTATATCATTTGTTGCCTGCATTACAATATCTTTTGCCTTTACGGAAAAAGTTCCTTTTGATTCTAAATTAATATCACCTTCAGAATAAATCGTAAGTGGACCTTTTCCGCTTTGAATTAAAGATGATCCTTTTTTATTTTGAGTTGATCTTAATTCCCAGGCTCCATCATCAAATATTCTTAGACTTGCACCAGTTTTACCAGTTATTTGAGAAGATCTATTTCGAACAATATCTTTATTGTCCTCTTCTTTTCCAAGGGCAATAAAACCACCCGAAGGATGAGAAATAATAAGGGCTTTTTTATTCATTAGTAACTAGAAATACAATCAACAATACGAATCAATTTATTTTGTGGAACAAATGTAGATATTTCACTTCTCTTGGTATATTTTATAATTGGACGAATAATTGCTCCATATCCAGTCACTGTATTTATCGTCAAATCTGGAATACTTGTGCATCCTAATTCTGCAGATAAAACAGTTCCTCCAATAATTCTTCCTTCATCATCTAATTCTGGTTGAATTGTTCCACATTCTGAAGTAATTATATCATTAGAAGAATATGCATATCCAGTATTAATGATTTGAATTCCATCAAGTTTACCTGCAACATCTACACCAGTATCATCGGAAGTTCCCGTCTGTGGTTGCAAATATCCATTTCCAGGATTGGTAATTACAATATTCACGACTTCACCATTATTAATAATTGCAGTTCCTGTAGCACCCTTGCCATTATCGCATTCATCAATAAAAGAAACAAAAGGTTCACTTGTATATCCAAATCCTAGTGAACTCATATTAACTCCTACAATCTGCCCAAGATCATTAATCACTGCATTTGCAATTGCTCCGGATCCACCACCACCAAAAATAGTTATGCTTGGCGCTCCACAATTTATAGTGAATGGATTGCACCCATCCAACTCAGAAATTCCCGGAGAATTCGGATTCCCGAACCAATTATCAATATTTCTAGAAGCATCTCCTTGCAAATTACTAATCGAACTCGAAACATTAATGACTCTTTGAAAATCTTGAGCATTTTTTGGAACCGGACCAAAATTTACTGACCAATCATAACCTTTTTCTTGGCAATCATTACCTTCACATGATAGAAAATTAACTGCTTGTTGAGCATAATTTAATGCCCTTTGAACATAAGAAAAGAATGTGTTTATTGGTCCTACAAGTTTTTGAATTTCATTTAGTGCAGGACCAAGTTGAGTTTGAATTGTATCCGAAAGATCACTAAGTATTCCTCCAACAAATTGTTCTGCAGCACAAATCGGAATTGATGTTAGTTTTCCAATTAAAGATGTCAGATATTTTGCAACTAAATTTACAAGTCCTTTAATTATTTTTTCAATAACACAATAAATTGCATCCACTGCCTTTCCAACTGCAATATCTTTCAATAAATTGTTTATTGCTGGAATATTTGTAACCAAACTATAAATTTCTTTGATTAGCCATTTTCTTGCAGTTCTAAGAATTTGAGCAAATAATCCTGCAATTGCATTTGCGGCTTCTAAAATCAATTGATCTATTTTTACAATTTCATTTAGAATAGGATCTAAATATCCAGATTTAACTTGTTTGAGTCCATTCGTAACATTAATAAAAGTACGAAAAATTTTTGTAATTTCTCCAGTTATTCCCTTTCCACTTTTACATTTTTCTGCAACACTAACCACATACTTATAATTATCATAATAAAGTTGTTTATTTGAATTTCCATTTGGATCTAAATTTCCTTTTGTTAGTCCAAAATTTGCTGGTTTGACTCCTCCCTGAGGAGAATTTCCAGCATGTAATTCAATTTTTGGATCATATCCAAATAATTTAAATTCTGAGGTATTTTTTTGATTTACTTCGGAATATGGTATCACCTGAATTGGTGTTGGACCACTTTCAGTGTAAGCTTTTTCTGTTCCAGAATTTGTAAAAAGTGAACTTAAAATTACTGGTTGTTGACAATGTGGAGGATCTAAAAAGAATCCAAAACAAGTTTCACCACCCTGCAAATTTAAAGATATTCCTGCTAATCCATTTCCAGATCCAAATGCAAGTGGAACTGGAACATGTGCCCAAGGAAGATCTGAATCTGAAACTTCTGCTGTTGGAGGATGCCATCCCTGTATTCTTACCTTCGCTCGATATCCAAAACATTCAGAAGATTCTATCCAAGTTTTATCTGTTGTGACTTGCCCAATCCAAAATTTGAGGCCATCTTTGCCAAAATAGTTACTATTTGTATTAAAATCAATTAGTGACATTAATTTTCGTAGATTTTACATTCTGGAGCATTTGGATTTGAATCGCAAAATAATTCTAAGGTAGAAGGAATTTTAGTTTCCTTTGGATTATTTTTTTGATAATTTTTTAAATTATATATCTCGATTTCTAAATGCCGACGACGTTGCATTGAAATTTCAGGTTCATATAATTCATTTAAAATATTTTCAATATGCATTTCTACTGGTGTCATGTATATTCTCCGTAAGAGTCTCTAACAAGTTCTAATCCTGTAAAATCCCCAACCGTTCCATAATTATGTCTAAGTCTAGTAATTAAATAATATCCAGAATTTGGATCCTTTCCATAATCTCCAGCACTGGTGCTAACTTTTGGAAATTGACAATAAATTATATTTCCCGCTCTCAATTGATTATTTAGTGGAACTGTTATTGTAAGTGTCTGACTAAAAAGTGTATAGTATCGTGCAACACTTTGTGCTTGATAAAAAGCTTGATTTTGTGGCGTAGTAAGGTCACCATCAGGAGAAAGAGTTCCTGTATCCAGAGCCGTAAACATATATCTCGAAGATTCATCCACCAAATTTAATGGAATAAATGTTTTTGGATTTGCTGTTTTAATTTGATTTCCAATACTATCTTTGATATTATAATCAACGGTTTCATATCTTCTACTATTAATATCAAAATAAATGTTTTTGGATCGATACATACCATTTCTCATTTGAGAAAGAATATCATTTTGATTTGCCCATACTGGAGTAGAAACAATTCTAAAATTATTTCTAGAATCAAATGCAGTTGAAGTTGGAGTATAAGTATAAACAAAAACATTTTGATTTTTAGTTAATTCACCATTTCTAATTTGACTAAAAAGACTATCAATACTTCTAAAATTATACCCATTCAAAGTTTCATAGAAAAAATACCCTGCAGATCCAGTTTCTTTTGAATTTTCTTCAATCACTGGAATTGATTTTGGACATAACCAAACTAAAGTCTGAAATGGTTTTTTATAGTTTCCCATAAAACTATAAACATTTGATGTCAAATCAATTTGATTGATCTTATTTGTTTTTAAATCATTTTTCAAAATATTTTGAACAATATCACTTATTTTCCCTGTATATTTTTTATAAATTCTTGTTGATTGATTTGTGAATACTTCCCTTCCTTCCAATTTAATTGAGAATAATTCTCTTGTGGGTTCTGAGAAATTTGCATTTATAGTACTCAAATACAATCCATCATTTTCAGTATTAAAAACTAAATCTCCACTTGGGTGAGTAATTTTAATTGTTACTCTACATCCACTTCGAACCGGAAGATTGCTAAACAATCCTTTTGCATTTCCCACCATCATATTCATTGAAATTGAATAATCAAAAATACTTTCATAATAATCAATATCTCCAACATCCAAACGAAAATCTCTTCTCTGAGACTCGTCAGGAGAAGATATAATACATTCTACTAACTTATGCCCTCTTAGAAAATTAGACATTATGTGAGATTTATTTCAGTCATCCATTGATGATATTTAGCGATGTCAAATGAATTGGAAGAAGGAATACTTGCATTACCGCCTTCGGCATTTATTTTTGGTGGTGATGATGATTGAGGTTGTGATGGAACTGGATAAAATAAATTAATAATTTTTTGAGATTCTTTTCCATAAATTAATTTAAGTTTATCCTTTACTTGATTTGGATTCATTTGCTTTCCTGTCGGATCAAAAAATTTGTCTTCAGGATCTTTTTTCCAATCCGTACCTAAAACATAAGTTCCAAAACCTTCAATTCGTAAGTCTCTGCCACTACCCTTATTAAAAGTAGATTTAAAATCTTGTATTCTTTCTACAATTTTTTGAATTGAAAAATCGTTTGGTTTATCTCTGTCTTTTTTTTGTCCTCGATCCCATTGCACATGAACGTGAGTATAATGTCCCGCAGTATTCCATATAACTCTATATCCTTTAGACCTCCAATAACTTGATACTTTATCTCCAAGTTCTTTACTATTAACTGGAATATCAATTGCACGATTGTCATAATGTGCAGATCCTTCCGTATGAACCTTATCTACTGTTGGATCATTTCCAAGATAACCCAAAGAAGTATTTTCTCTCATTTGAAGTTCATATGGTTGCATTGAAAATTGTGGAGTTCCTGGTGCAAGAGGAAATTGCTTTCTAAATTCTGCAGCATCCTTTAGAACTTCTTCCGGTGCTTTTGCACTTTCAGAACTAGGAGTAAAATCTGGTTCTTTTGGTTCAACAAAATCAGATTTTGATACTGGTTGTGGTCTAGAAACGTCTAAAGATTTTATTTTTACAAGTTTATCTAATATTCTTTCAAAAATATCTAAAGAATCTCCGAATAAAGTTTTTTCTGTAATTTTTGATTTTTCAATTTCAGTTCTTTGTTCAAGTTTTTGTCTTAAACTTCCACCATCAGTAATTTTATCGACACCAGTAATCTTATCAGAAATTGTTCCACCAGCAGTGGACCCAAAATATGAACCTAATACTGCACCAATTCCTGCACCAATTAGAGTTCCAGGACCAGGAATTATTGATCCAATTGCAGCTCCGATTGTTCCACCTGCTTGCATTCCTGCAAGTCCTCCTACAGCAGATGCACCAGCACCAAATCCTGCTTGTAAATTAGTCTGTCCTTGAGATTTCCTATTCTGAAAATCAAAGGCAGCAAAAACTGTAGAAAGAACTGCGTTTCCGCGAATACCCTTAAGTAATTTTGATGAATTTTTTAATAAAGAATTTTTACCTAAAACTTTTGTAAAGTTTGTAGATGAAAATTTGGGACTTGGTGATTTAAATCCTTTGAGTATTCTTGCAACTCCACCAAGTCCCAATGCTCCCAATAAAGTATTAACTGAACCAGATTTTGATTGTTCTGCTTCTTTTTTGGCATCCTCAAATTTTTCCGAAAGTTTTTTAAGTGTCCAAACTCGCTCTTCTAATAATTTTTTTTGCCTAATTATTTTTTTTCGATCTAAGTCTGTTTCTATACTAGACTGCTGCTCAAAAAATTTTTTTGTGACAATAGTATTATTCTTAATTTTTTGAGATATATTTACCAGTTGTTGTATTTTCATTATGCCATATAAGGAATTCCATAAACAGTACAAGTTTCAAGTTCTTCAATACAATGTTGCTTTGGATCTAATGAAATATCTTGCGAAGATGCTGGTAATGCAACAGGAGAGTTTTTTGTCGGAGGAAGTGAAGATGCTATTGGTATTGGAATTAAATTAATTCCACCTGGCAAGTCATTATTAGTTGTAAATGAAAGTGATGATTGATTTCCGATTTCTGGTTTTTGTAAAGGAGGTGAATTTACATTTTTGTAAAATTTACGATATGCGTCTTCTGCAACACCCAATCTCCTTCCCATAGATTCTCGAATTTCTTTTTCTGAAGGTCTTTCAACTTCTCTGGCAAATACTTCAGTTTTAGATGCAATTCCTTTTGCATTTTGTACTTTTTGATAATTACTTTTTTCAGATCCTTTTGCTTCAGACATAATAAAATCTAGTTGAGTATCTAAATCTGCAACTGGTTTTCCTTTTGATGATGCAAATTTAATCAAATTATCTAATCTTGTTCCTAACCATTGCATTAAACCAAATGCTCCAGATGTTGGATTTACATTTCCAGTATTAAATGAAGATTCTGCTGCAATGTTTCCAGTTATTGCTGCAGCAGTTTCTGGATCAAATCCTCTTTTAACTAGTCCATCATAAACTTTTTTTGCACTTGCAATTTCTCCCTCTTCAAGAGGAGTTTTTTGTCCTGGAAATGGAGATGGATCTCCAGATAAATTTGAAGATTTTTTTGATTTTTCAGTATCCTTTCCAACCATTCTATCTAAGATTTTTTCAAATCTCAGCAAAAGAATCGTAAATCGATTTACATCTTCAAGCGTTAATAAATTATCTCTCTGTCCAATTTCTTTTTTTTGAAGTTCCTCAAGTTTTGTTTCTGTTGATTTTTGCCCAAATAAAGATGCAGTACCAATTCCTAATCCGGCAAGTCCCAGTATTGTTCCAATTCCTCCTCCACCTCTAGGAATTGCTCTAGTTTGAGGAATTTTAGGAATAGCATTTCCCTTTGGCATTCCTCCACCAAAAATTCCTTTTACTGCCAATCCCCCCAAGACAATATTTCCGGCGATTGCCGCAATTTCAGGAATCATTGCAGTTATTGATGCTCCGAAATCTATGGCAGCATCTTTATATCTTCCCTCTAAAAGAGCTTTTATTCCCAAAGCTCCAGAAAATAAAGCAAACTGAGATCTAATACCAAAAAATAATCCCCGAATTCCTTTGAGTTCTTTTAATTCATCTTCTGCAATTTTCTTTTCCTGAGATGCAATTTTTTGTTTATTTTTGAGTTGATTTTTCAACTCCTTTTGCATTTGACTCAGATTACCATTAATTTGTTCAAATTCCAAAACCAATTTTCCCAAACTGCGAATTGATTCTGGTGCCAAACGTTGGAATTTTTCTTCTGCATTGAGTAAAAGTTTATCATAACCACTACTCATTCTTTGTCCAATCGAAATTGGAGGTATAAATTTTTCTCTGCCTGAAGATTCTAAAAATTCACGCAAAGGATCCCCATTTTTTTGCATCATTCTTCTTGAATACTCAAGAGGATCATTGACTTTAGTTCTTCCAACAAATTGGAGATTTCTTGGCGGTAAAAAAGAATTAAGCATTTGCGCTTTGTGCTGTCTTTAATTTTTCACTTTCCAAATAATTTTCCAACAAATTAATATAAATTTGTTTTTCCCACGGAATCATATTTTCAAGTTCAGAAATACTCCACTTATGATAATTCATAAGTGCAAAATTAATTTCATAATAACTTTCCAAACTCGTATGACAAAAAACTACCCGAAAAAACTTGATAATCCCTCAATTATTACTTCTGATTTTACTTTTGTTTTGGGATTTACAACTTCAGTCTTATATGATAATTTAGGCATAGTTTCAAAAAAGTTTTCAATTTGTTTAAATTGCATCGAAGTAAGTGTTTGAAGATATTCAACTACTTCTTGAGTTGTGCAATCTGAAATTGACCAAGATTCTTCTTTATTATAAACTTGTTCAATACACGAAGATACAATTTCAAAAGTTTTTTGAATCATTTCAGAATTATTTTGTTTTGAAAATACAAAATTATTGTCAATAAATTCACGTAATGAAGGATATCTCATCTTCAAATAAAGTTCTTCACCTAAATCAATAATTTCAGTATGTCCTTCTGGAATTTCTAATTTTACATCCGCAATATTTACGGTATGCTCAACTTGAGTTTCATTATCGTCTGGACAAGTTATCATTACATCAACAGTTTCACCTATAGATTTTGCTCTAATATTTAAAAATAGATATTCAATATCAAAACTAGGAAGACTTTCGATTTTTACAGTCTTTGTCAAAATACAAGATTTCAAAACATTTTTAACTGCTTCTGTGATTTCATCAGTATTTGCACTTTCAATTGCAATAATTAAAATTTTCTCTTCTCCAACCAAAAATGGTCTATATTTAACTACCTTTCCAGTCGAAAGTAAAGTTAATTCATACGTAGGTGTAGGAACTTTAGGTAATGGCATTTAATTTCAATTCAGTGTTTTTATTTATCGTGGTTTATTAGAGAGGATTATTAATTGGAATTTCCAATATATTAGTTTTACGAACTTTTCTTTGCGTAAAGAACATCTCATAAGTAAAAGAAACTGTTACTCTCATTAGATCTGCCGGACCATATTTTAGTGGAGTAGACACTACATTTTTTGGAAATGCTTTCTTGACAAAATATCGAATATTTGATGGTTCTTGCGGTGCTCCTGGTTTATTAAGTTTACTTTGATCTGTAAGTAATCCTTTATTGAATGCAGATATTTGCAAATCACATTTATAATAATCTGGATATTGCAATCTTTTATATGACGCATCTTCTACATTATTAAAATTGGCAGATCTTTCTAATCCTTCTCCGGATTTATATGTCGGAGATATAAATTCCATCCAATTATTAAAAAAATCTACAAGAAAATAATCTTGATCAATATAAAATGTCAAATCAATATCTGGATATATTCTTTGCATTGCATACTTATTAGTAATTCCTTGTCTCAATCCTTTTACTTCCGAAACATCAAAAGAACTCCCTGGCAATAATGCATCCGTGCATAAAATTCCAATATATTCTTCGTCTGTTGCCTTTCCTCCCGCCAAAGCAATTGAATTTGTATTTTGATTTCTAGTTAAGTAAGATCGAAGTTTGGTTTTATTTCCAAAATCAATCCGAACAACATATTGATTGCTAAATGCCGGAGATAATGCTTCTGTTATTAGGGCGTCTGCCGGAAAATACAAACGTTGAGTTGGTGGCATCTAAATAAGCCTATGGTTTATTATTATGTATGTCATATAAGGGTAAGTTTTCACCATCAAATCCACTAAAATATAAAGGAGATCCTACTGGAATCGTATATCGATCCTTGTGGGAATTGAAATTTATGAATTATTGTGATAAAAATCAAAATGTTCTAAAATGGTCGTCAGAAGAAATTATTATACCATATAAATCACCAACCGATGAAAAATATCATCGATATTTTCCGGATTTTTATATTAAATATAAAAACACAAATGGAAATATTGTAGAAAGTTTAATTGAAATAAAACCAGAAAAACAAGTAAACGGTCCAAAGATTCAAAGAAAAAAAACAAATTCCTATATTGCAGAAGTATACGAGTATGCAAAAAATACTGCAAAATGGAAAGCTGCAGAAGAATTTTGCTTAGATCGAAAATGGGAATTTAAGATACTCACGGAGAAGGATCTTGGCATATAAGACATTGTTCGAAAAATCAAAAAAAGGTTCGAAATCAGAATTAAAAAGTAGAGAATATTTTGAATCTATTATGGATAAAGAACTTGGAAAATTGTCAGAAGATGATATTTATTTGGAAGACGTAAATCCAACACAAATATCATCAAATAGAGCATCTGCTGTTCCTATAGCAGGACATCTAATGTATTTTAAATATCAAGCAAAGACATCAGAAAAACTAAAATATTATGACAAAAATCCAATATGTTATATTATAGACAATCAATCTAATTATTTTTATGGAATCAATTTGCATTATTTTTCTCCAGGAAATAGAATGGGAGTTATACAATCTCTGATCGAAGGAGATATTAAAGATATGAAGACTGGATTTCATAAATACTTGAAATCAGAAGTACAAACTGTATTCTTAGATCTGGCAATGCAAGAATGGGAAACAGTAGTTTTATTGCCCATAGAAAAATTTGTTCGAAATCTTGGTGGAATTGAATTTTCTGTAGATCCTGGAGGAATCTGGTAATGGCAATTAATTTATTACCGCCTTTGCAGAGAGTCACTGTTACTATCGAAGGTAAAGTTTATTCCATCACATACAGTTCAGATATCAGCCCATCAGGATTTCCGGGTTCACCTTCATCTGGACGTTTTTTACAACCATTGAAAATTGAATGGTCAGGAAATCCATTTACAAATTATACTGAACCTGGGAAAAGTGATTTTGATAGAATTATCAATTTAGATATTGTTAAATTAGCTCTTGCTTCGGATTATTCAAGAATCAAAGGTTATTTTGAAAAAAATGGATTAAAAAATGAGGCAAATAAAGCCGCAGAAATATCCAAACAAACTGATACTTGGAATCGAATAAATCCTGGCGACGGACAAAATTCAAATATTAGACCCATATCAGAAGATCCTGCAACATATTCTCCTGCTGATCCTTCAGATCCTGACAAATCTACTCCACTAGTAATACCAAAGGAATTGTTAGAGATTGGAAAAAAAGATGATGAAAAACTAAAAACATTATATGAAAAAATACGTGGAGAGAAAAAATTCATTCAATATCCATACGATGCAATTTATGACAAATCTCAAGATTCCTTATCAATTGAAATCTTTTCATATCAAGCACCACAACAACAATTTCTTGCAAATCCAGATACTTTAAAAGATGCGTTTTCCACAGTGGTAACAAAGGGTCTTCAAAGAAATACAAATATAAAAGATTTTTTGGCAGCAATACGATTACCAGTTCCTCAGCAGATTACTTCTACAAATGAAGTCGAATGGGGGCAAAAAAGTGCTAATGCATTAGAAGCTGGAGCTTTTTATGGCGCAATTGGACCGGCATCAACCGCTTTAAATGGAAATATTGTAGATGCACTTAAAAATGCCGGAACTTCCGCTTCAAATCTTTTAAGCAATATTACCTCCGGAAAAGTTTCTGGTGGAATGCAATTTTACCTAAGTGGATATTTAGCTTCAGTTGCACTTGGTAAAATTGGCATTAATGTTGATCCTTCTCAATTTATTACTAGAGCAATCGGAGCAACAATCAATCCAAATCTTGAATTATTATTCAGTGGTCCAAAATTAAGATTATTTAACTTTACCTTTGAATTTGCTCCAAATAATCCCAAAGATGCTGATAGTATTAGATACATTTTTAGATTACTCAAGCAAGGAATGTCACCAAAGAAAAATTCTAACAATTTACTCTTTTTAGGATCTCCAAATGTCTTTCGGTTAAAATATATGAATGGAAATCGAAGAATCAAAGGAATCAATTCTTTTAAAATATGTGCATTGCTGGGATGTGATTTTGACTATACTGCCGGAGGATCCTACGCAGCATATGAAGATGAGATAGCAGTATCTCAACCAGCAAGAATGCAAATGAGGCTTTCATTTCAAGAATTAACTCCAATTTTTGCATCAGATTATGATTTAGATCAAGATGATCCATCAATTAAGGATCTTGGTACAGATTTCTCAAATTCACCAGACAATACCGATATTTTATTCTAATGGCATACTTCACAGATTTTCCGGATATTTTATATCCTTCCCAAACTCCAAATCGAAATTCAAGTTTAGATTTTACTAGAGTAAAGAATTTATTTCGAAGAGGAAAAATACGAGAAGATTTTTTTCAAAATGCAACTGTATTTGACAAATACAATATTTTGGAGGATTTACGTCCAGATCAGGTAGCAAAACTAGTATATGACAATCAATTTTATGATTGGATTGTATTAATTTCAAATAATATTATCAATGTTCGAAATGAATGGCCAATGTCAAATGTCGATCTTGACAATTATATCACAAATAAGTATGGATATGAGCATTTATCAAAAATTCATCACTATGAAACAAAAGAAATTCGAAATTCATTTGATCAAATTGTATTAGAATCTGGAATTGAAGTTGATTCGAGTTTTGTATTCAACTATTCGGATCAGGGAATAAACAAACAATTATCAGGATCTTCAATTCTTTCCAGTTATACAAATTTAGATTATGAAATTTCCGAAAATGATAAAAAACGTGCAATTTATATATTGAGACCTTCTTATATTCAAGTCATTCTTGAAGATATGAAAGAAATTATGACATATACAAATAGTTCTCAATATATTGATAATCGTACAAAAAAAGGAACTAACTTGAGAATTGTAACCCCAAGATAGTTCCAAAAAACTTAAAGGCAAATTTTTTACCGGAATTTTTTTGTCCAAATTTTTGAAACAAAAATTGAATTCAGTTTTACCCTTCAGCTAGACGTTGAAAATATGATAGATCATCATCTTCTTCTTCGGTAACTGCTTCCCTGACATTCTTTGAAGTTTTAGAAACACTATTACGAAGAACAGATTCCTCTTCATCCATACGAGAGCGTGATTTTACTACAACCTCTTCATCTTCACTAAGAGTATCAGAATCAAGACTGCGAGAAGATGTAGAAGGATTGACTACAGACTTCAGACGCCTATCAAGATCTTCATATGATTTGAATTGATCCGCAGAAACAAATTCAGAAAGAGGATATTGCCTTTTCCAAAGAGCTTCTAATGCATCATCATCACCTTCAAGTAAGGCAGAAGATTTATCAAATTCCGAAGAATCATAATTACGATATCCGGCAACATTTTTAATTTTCAATTTGAAGTTAGCACCCTGCCAGAAATCAAATGGATCCAATGGAGTCTCATCTTCATATTCTGGTTGCATTGAAGCTAGAATTTTATCAAAAATTTTCTTACCATACTTATACAAAAAGACTTTTCCTTCATTATGAGGATTTGTAGAGTCTTTTACTATATAAATGTTGCTGACATAAGACAATTTTCTTTTTTGCTTACGAGCTTGCTCTTTATCTGCTTCACTGCCACTATTCCAAAGAAGACGATTCATTTCGGAAACAGGATCTTTTTGACCAAGAGTAGTCAGAGAATTTTCAATATACCATCCACCGGGACCTTGAAATCCATGACTCCATACTTTTACCCAAGGAAGTTCTTCACCATTACATGCAGGAAGAAAACGAATCACTGCATAACCATTTCCAGCTTTATCAACTTCAGGTTTCCAGACGCGATCATCCGTTCCGCCGGATGAAGCCTTATTCATTTTTTCAATTTCGGCAGTCAACTTAGAAGTCAGATTGCCAAGACGAGATTGTTTTTTAAGATCAGAAAAAGACATTTGTTTGTATTCGTTAGATTAGGTGTATTATCACCAAGTTCATTATAACTGATTATTTATGGGGTGTCAAGTTTTTTTTCCAGATTATCCAATGTTTTTTTCATGTTTTTAAAAATTATTGTCATATCTATATCAGAAAATCCCATTGCCTTTGATGTCAAAATAATCTTTTCTTTCATTTCTTTTGCTTCTGGATCGTCAGACAATGACAATCTTACATATAAAATTTCTTGTTTATCGAGAAGATTTTTTAATTTATTAATATGATTTCTTTTATCACAATCATCCATTGAAGTAAAATGTGCTATCGATCTATAAAGATCTTTTTGAATTTCAAAAATCTCATTCATTTCATCACGAACAATATCGGAACGAAAAAATTCAGACATTTACACACTCCAAAACTTTTTCTTTCAACATGTTCTTATATTTAAATATATCAATATTTAGAAATGGTTTATATTTTTTTATTTTCAGACTAACCGCTTCCCAAATTGGATCTAAAAGTTTCTTATCGAAATTTTTAGAATAACAAAATATTTTATCCCATATTACCAAAGTTTCAACAGTAATTTCTCCTCCCAAAAACAATCTTAGTATTGGTGGATGTTGCCTTGAACAATCAAAAAGTTTGTTTAGATTGTATTCAGACAACATCATTTCAGATTGTTGTTTGAACTGATAGAATAAACTTTGTTGTATTTTTTTCCATTCATTATAATTTTCTTCTCCGGTACGAATAATTTCACCAATCCATAGTGAATGTGGATTGGTGCAGTGTGAAAAATTTGCTAGAAAAAAATCTTTGATTTGCTCATCACTATACTTTCGAGACATTTTTTCGAAAAAATAACGATCTTTTCTTTTGTGAAAAGATTGCAAACTAGTTTTTGATTTTCCAGCATATCTAAAATAATCATATTTTTCTCTTGTAAAATGTTGCTTGAACGCAAGATATTCTTTGTAAGTATCAAAGGGTGTCATTCCAAATTTTTACGATGTGATCTTGAGGATCAAGTTCATGTATATCTGGTTTCTGATGAAATAAACATACCGAAAAATCTGGTTGAAACTTCATATATGGTTGATAATTATTTTCCCAATAATGAATTGGTTTAGATCCTTCACGATATGAATAAAAAACTTTAGGTAAATATGTGGGAATAATTTTATTATTATAATACCACTTATCAGTTCCAATCCAAATTTTTACAATATTTTCCCAATCAGACTGCCATTTATCATAAATCCATTCAATATCTTTCCAAACCATAACGCTGGTATTATACCATGGTTCTTTCGGATATTGTTTTTTAAATTTTAGTCCTTTCCAAACAGATTTTATTACTGCCCAATCGGCATCATGATTTAAAATGGGATTAATATCCCCTTGTATAACTAAATCTAAATCAAAATATATTTTCTTTGAATATTTTTTTATCTCATTTCTTCCAAAAATTTCAATCTTACTCCAAGTTGGCCACCATCCTTCAGATTGTCTTGGTAATAATTCATAACAAATTACACCATCATCAATTCCATATGAATTATCTGTGAAGCAAATAAAATCACTGTTCGTAAATTTTCTAATCTTAGAATAAAGATTATTTACATAATTGGAGGAATAATGATTACCAATTTTTAAGCAAATTACACAAAAATTTTCCATAAAATCTAGATTAAAATAATGACAACTTAGCTCTAGATGTTTTTTTCAGATAATTCAAATCTATTGCATTCCATTTTAATTTTTCTTTCAGTGGTTTTGTAATTAGTTTTGAAATAGTTTCTATCTCAATATTATTTTGCTCGCAATAAAGGCAAATTGCTTCAATATAGTTCATTCCAGAATTTTGCTGTACTATATTTTCAATATCATTTGAAAACTTATCCTGACAAAGAAATTTTTGTTTAAGTAATTCTTTGATTTCAGATTTTGTTGCCATTCATTTTATCCTCAATAAATTTGTTAATGTAATCTTCTAAAAGTTTATAGTATTTTTCAATATCATATTCTTCATAAACTGCAACTTCTCCATTCTCACAAGTCATCAGTATGACTAATTTTTTTACATCAATGCTCATCATTTCATGAAACATGACTCCATATGCAGTTGCCTGAACAAAATAATTTTCAATCCAGTTTACTGGTTTTGGTTTTTCTGCGGTTTTGAAATCAATAATTGCTAATTCAGGAATTCCATTTTCTCCAGTATATTCTGCAATACAATCAACAGTTCCAGCGACTCCAAGAAATTCACTATAAAGACTTTCTTCGAGTGCATAAATGTTATTGATATTACTCAGAGCATTTTTTGCCTGAAGAAATAATTGTTTTGGCAAAGGATCCGTCGAAGGAATCTCTTTATTATAAAGAAAATTTTCAATGCAAGTATGAACTTTAGTTCCACGATCTGTAGAACGTTTGCTTATACGATTTGCTTCTTCTTCACCTACTCTTTTTCTCCATTTTGAAAATATTTCTTTATTAAAATGAGAAGTCACCGATGTAATGGAAACCATTGGTTTTCCATTCACCGTATAATATCTTACCCCATCAATCGTTTCCCTTTTGAGTTTGGGAAACTCCATTTTAACATGTGTAAACATCAATACCCCAATTCGATTTTATTAAGAATGTAACTTTTTACAAGACCAGATCTTACGATATCTTGTATCCCAAATTCAACTGAATCGAATTCAGGCATTGCTTGAATAATTTTCATGAAATCTAAAATTCCATTACGCTCATTCGATTTAATTAGATCTGATTGCGAAGCATCACCGCAAAAATGAATCTTACAATTTTCACCAACTCTAGTAATTATACTATCTAATTCATGAAAATTCAAGTTTTGACACTCATCCACAACAATGATGCAGTCATCTAGTGTTGTTCCACGAATGAAACTTGTAGACCAAAATTTTACACTTTCTTGAGTTTTGAGATTTCCCCACAGCATTTCAAAATCATTGTCTGTAGGTAACTCAAACATATACTTTACCATATTCTTATATGGAATCTGATAAAGACTTGATTTGTCGTCGTGATCTCCAGGAAGAAATCCAATTTCTCTAGTAGCAACTAAAGATCTTACAATCACAACTCGATTATAAGGTGTCAAAGGATTTAAAACTTCTTTGAGTGCCAGATAGAGAGTAATGAATGTCTTACCTGTTCCTGCTGACCCATATATAAACAAATTTTTATCTTCTTTATAGGAATTAAAAACTTTTCTTTGATTCTCTGTTAATGGTTCAATATCGACCATCATATCAACATTAAATGGTTTTTTTCTGGATATTTGTTTTGCAGACATACCAGCACCGACTTGAGAAGGAGTTCTTTTTTTCCTTTGCGTCATCTTAGAAATGTACCGTTTTGTAGGGTTTGACTACAGAACCAGGAACTTTACTGACTTTGTGTAGAACTTCGTTCCATCCACCATCAGTTTTACTTTGAAAATCGCCAACTGCACTAACTGAAGATGCTATACCTGCAGACCAGTCTTTATCCCAGTCTGGATTTTCTTTTCTCCATTTCTCATATTGAGAAATGCTCATTGTTATTTCTTTTTTCTCACCAGTTATTTTATTTACAATAGGATAATCAGGCATAATGTTTTCAATTCTTAGCTATTTATTTCACAAGACTTTCATATCTAAAATAGATTAAAAGGTGGCTCAATACAAATCCAATTTAATGCAGAAGCAATCGTTGGAAATTTTTCTACAAATACACACTTACATTTCTCGGCAATTCTTTGATGTTCTACCTGAGTTCCGTGAGCACTTCGAAGGTCGATGTAATGAATCCAACTACGAATACTTCCTGTCATATAAAGACGTGTCTGTGTTGCCTGTGGAAGTACAAAACGAGCACATTCTTTTGCTACACCTTGCTCTAATAGAAACCTATAAACATCCTGAGCATCTCGAAACAAATCTTGAATCATTTTATTCATTGCAAAAATTGTTTCTTCGTCTAAATCAGCAATTGAATTTTGACGATTTTTTGTATCTTGACGACGAAGTTCTGGAATTGGAATCTCTTCAGTAATTAAATTTGCATCAGCATATCTTTGAGAAAACTGTTGGAAAGTAAAACTTCGATGACGCAAAATCTGTGTGGCAATTGCTAATGAAGTATTAATTTCAACAGTCATAAATGCGTGTTCAAAAATACTCCAGTGCTGATGTTGAATACAATATTTTAACAATCCCTCAAAAGAATTATTAGTTTGATTACTTGGATTACTTACACGAGCACAATATGCAATATGCTCCTCTGCATTTGGAGTAACACTAATTGGTCTGACTATTTGGGTCTTCATAATTTCCAAATCCCTTTTGTTTATTTTTATATTGCTTACGAGCACGTTCAATAAGTGCCATATCAAGTGATTTTTTCATATAAGCAATCTCGGCTTCAGAATATAGATGAGGATTCTGAAGTGCTTCTTTTACAAGTCGAATAGTTTCTTTAAGTCTCATTAGTCATCATCATCTTCGAATATTTCATCATAATCTACAACTCTATTGAATATTTTTTCAGGAACATCTTGATTATAAAAATCAACGTCAGAATAAATTTCTGATTTTAGAGATTGGATTAATATTTCTAAATTTTTTACAATAACTTTAAGTTTGTCTTTGTTCATAATATGATTGTTTCCTTGTTACATCATAGCAAAAACTGCAAAAAATGTCAACTTCGACTTTTAGATTTAGATTCTTGTTTTGTAGAAAATAATTTCGGATTTATTTTTCCTGCAGACTGTTTGATTTTTTTGATAGATTCTTTTCCAAATTTATCATAGTATGCATCAAATATATCGACAGTTTTTGCACATCTAACTAAATCCATACATTCACTATCATTAAAATGATAAACCACCAAATATACATCATATGGCATATCTGGATTCAAAGAATCCTCTATACTACAAGACTCTTTGAATAGTGATATCCTATATTTTTTAAGATTTGCAATTTCTTCGGTTGTCCATATACTCATCTATCCCTCCAAACAATTTCAGGATAAGCTTGTTCAACTACATTTCGAGTAATTCTATACTTTGATTGCAATTCTTTATCCTTCACAAGCAAAAGAATTTCTGCATCTTCTGCATGAAGACCTTCTAACAATTGAATAAACATTTGCTCTTTCTTCATTTGAGAAAGAGAGTCATTTCCACCTCTTATAAAGTTATAAAGAATGTGCCATTCATGCTCAAGTCGTGTATGAGATGGAGTATTTGCTGGTGCTTGATTTTTTCGATAAGGAACTTCTCCTTTTGGGAGAGCACTTTCAATTCCTTTATCGAAGTTCCAAATAAATAATGCCTTAATATGATCCCCTTTATATTCTGTGAGAATCTCTAATTTTCTTTCAACAGTTTTAGCCCCATGAGCTGCTTTGAAAATTTCAAAAACAAGGGGATTATTCGGTAATTTTGTCATGATTGTTATTCTTCAAATTCATCTAAGTATTCAGATCCCTCAAACCTAAAAGCAATTATTTCATCTGGTAATTTATTTCCATTTAAATCATACATTTCAGGATGAGAATATTGTGGGGTTGTGTCATGAACATATTGACGTGCAAGATATCCGACTACAATCCCTAATCCTAATGTCAACAGACAACATAATGTTGATAAGCAAATTATCGCTGCTAACATTGTCGTTCCTCCTAGAAGTTACCTATCTTTGATCTCCAAATAAACGGTAAATTCCTTATTGATAATTGGAAAAAACCATCTACCAAAGTTTATAACTTTTATTGGTGGTTTCCTCCTGAGTAAAAGTTCAACACCTTTATTTATTGATATTTTTAAATTACTTTGGTTTCCATTAGATATTTTATTGTTTCTGTACATCCGCCAATGTGCATATTGTTGATTATAATTTGAGGAAAAGTTGATCCTTGTCCAAATTCGGAATAAAATTCTTCCTTATTAAAATTTATATCCAATTTATATTCTAGATATTCAATATTTGCCAATTCAAATACTTGTTTAATTTTTTCACAATAAGGACAATTATCTTTAGAATAAACTATTGAATTCATTTTTATTTTAGGAATTTTTATTTTAGGAATTTTTATTGAACTTCTAGTATAACACAAAAGATTTTGTTTGACAAGATTTCTTATACAATAATACCAATTCCAATTATCCACGAAGGAAGTTTCTGTAGTAATCTTGCTGAAAATTCTTCGTTTGAAGAATACTTATCTTCATTTAAAATTACATACATTACTTGATCTGAAGGAATATTTTTTCTTACCAACCAAGTGATGAGTGGTTCAGGAATGATTGATTCTATTTGATGCTTATGATAAATGTAATGTATGAGTTCGTGTTTTACTACTTCTTCCTTTGAGTATTTAGAAAGTGTGATGTTATTTTCGCAAAGTGTGATAGTCTCTGTTTTTGCTTCGTATTGACCCATCAGTTCGGGGTTATGAAAACAATCTGAACCAATTGGTTCAATTGTAATGGGAGTGAGTGAAAGACAAAATGAGAGAAACCAAGATAAGTTTCCCATTTATCTTAATATAAAGATAATTTATTTATAAGAATACCACCCTTTTTGGGGGTGGTATTACTCATTATTGGAGTGGTTATTATCCGATGGCAGGAGCAGTCAAGGCAACCATAGTTGTCTCTGCTGCGGCTAGATCCAAAGGAAAATTATGTGCGTTTCTTTCGTGCATTACTTCGAGCCCAAGTCCAGCAGAATTTAAAATATCTGCCCAAGTTTTAATAACATGACCCTGATTATCCAGAATACTCTGATTAAAATTCAGTCCATTGAGATTAAAAGCCATTGTAGAAACACCTAAAGCAGTGAACCAGATGCCAACTACAGGCCAAGCAGCAAGGAAGAAGTGAAGTGAACGAGAGTTGTTGAATGATGCATATTGGAAAATAAGTCTTCCAAAATAACCGTGAGCAGCAACAATGTTATAAGTTTCTTCCTCTTGACCGAACTTGTAGCCGTAGTTCTGGCTCTCGCTCTCGGTGGTTTCACGCACTAAGGAAGAGGTAACCAGTGAACCGTGCATGGCGGAGAACAGGCTGCCGCCGAACACACCAGCCACACCAAGCATGTGGAAGGGGTGCATCAAAATGTTGTGCTCAGCCTGGAACACCAACATGTAATT